CGTTCAAGTATCCCCACGGGTGATACGACCGTATCTGGTCCGCTCCCCCCGGTATCCCCACGATGTAGCTTCCGTTGGCGAAGTGTAAGGAATGATTTGGTTGCCGCTCGATCGCTTTTGCCAGCGGAAACGCTGCGATCAAAAAGGGATCCTGTCTCCTATAGAGCGTCTTAGCGTAGTCGACGAGCTGAATTACCTTGTCGTCTTTCTGGGTCTGCAGCAGGACGCCGTGAAGATTCCCCGAGACGCGATCGAGCCCGAGCGTACGCAGCACTACACAATTGAAGAAGCCGAAGACCTTATTTCCACCCTGGTGGATCATGTCGACTGTCAGCTGATAATCGCTCTGTCTTGCTTTCTCGGTTTGCGTCCGGGCGAGATTGCCGCCCTTCGTTGGGAGGACTTCGATTCCGATTGTGTGCATATTCGACGTTCTGTCGTACGAGGAGTGGTGGGAGTGCCAAAAACAGCCGAAAGCACCGCTGACCTTCCGATGGTTGAACCTCGCATCCTCATTCCCCTAGAATTGTGGCGCCGGAGATCGGGCAATCGGATAGAGGGATGGATTTTCGAAAGTCGGAACGGAACTCCGACGGACTTGCACAACATGATTGCTCGGGTCATAGTCCCTCATATCGAGGGGACTGCTCGTTGCGTTTCCTGCAAACTTACTCCCCAAGCTTCCAGAGTAACTTGGAAAGGTCTTTATGCTGGAAGGCGTGGAGCGGCGACCGCCGCGGTCGAAGCAACGGGAGGCAACTACGCCGTTGCGCAAGCTCTGCTCCGGCACAAGTCGATGAAGACGACTCTGGACGTTTACAAGAAACACATAACCCCGGAAGCGTTTAGAACCGGAATGAAACTTCTGGCGGCGTCGACGGTGAGCTTCAAGACTCTTCCTTGAGGAATTTCTAGTAGACTAGTAGACTGTCGTCACTTTTCCATCCACGAGCGTCGGGCTTTCATACCGCCGGGATTTAGCCATGCGACTTCATGCTAGAGCTCGGTTCTCTCTGGGGCTCTGCCACGTATGGACATTGCTCTAAATTGGGACGTTCCTAAGCGATCCAGGAAAATCTGTTTACTCCTCTGGTTCTTTGAGTACCTGGCCCGTATCCCGAAACGTGATGGCGCTTGACACAGAAGAAACTGAAGCGTATTTTCAGGTCGTAAATACAGGGCAGCTCATGAGAGCTGTGTCGGTTTCGACCGCCCCACCGGGCGCCGGTAGGTTGTGACTTGGTCGCTATGAGGCGACCCCAACCAATCGGTTCATAGGGGCGAAAACTGAAATGACACAGCGTGCTTCCTGTTCCGCATCTCCCCCATCAAAATCCCGTGTCGGCCAGGAAGAAACGGCTGAAGTTCTTGGGGTTTCCCCTCGCAGTCATGATTACGAGTTTATCGACTCCGTGGAGCTCGCTACACGCTGGTCGCTTCCCGTGTCGTGGGTGCGCGACCAGGTGCGAGCGCGCTCTGCCGATCCGATTCCACACATAAGGTTTGGGAAATACGTCCGTTTCCGGTGGCGCAGTCCCGATCTGGAAGTCTGGGCAGAACGACGCATTGTGTCGGGTACCCGGAGCGCCCGATGATCACAGCGGCGGGTTCTAGGAGACTCTCGCATACCGTGAAAGAAAGATTCGCCTCGCTCCTTGCATCTGGCGCAAAAAGGCGCCAAGCGCAAAGAGAGTGCAAAATCAGTCGGTCGACTGCGCGAAGGTGGGAGGCGGATTCGGCAGTCCAATCTCGTATTGATTTTCTGCAACGTCAAACTAATGAGCGCGCAGGCGAACAAGAGCAACCCGGGCAGATCACATTCGGTCGCAACGATGTCCTGATGGAACTCTGGGACATCGGTACCAGCAAAGACGATCCGCACATCGGGGGCCGTGCGCGAGTGGCGGCGCTCACGGTTCTTGCCGATTTCCACATGTTGAGACCTAAGAGGATCGAAGACTTGACAAAGGGCATTGGGTGGAGCGATGACGAATTCCAATACACCGCAGAGACAGGGCTACTTCCCGAACGGATTAGAAACGCGACTGGGAGAACTTCATTGGCGGATCTCATCCCTGGCACAAGCGTCAGACCTAAGAAAACGGGAAGCAACTAAGGACCTCAAACGCTGGGTCGAGCTGGCGACATACAACGCCGCGACCTGGACGCGCTTGTACACCAGAACCTACAACGAACACTGGGAGGATGAAGGGCGGCCCGGCCCGAATGAACCGTTTCCGGCCGAAGAGTATTTTCCGTACGCGTTCGCCATGATGAAGTTGCGCCGCATCACTTGGTGGGAGAAATCGCGCGACCTGATGCTGTCCTGGGCCTGCGTTGCCTATTTGACGCTGGAGGCAATGAAGGTGCCCCACCGAGGCATCCTGTTTCAGACGCAAAAGGATAAAAAGGTCATTCAGCTCGTTGACTATGCCAAGCACCTATACTGCAATTCTGATCCGCGAATCCAGGCCGCATTCCCGCTGGCCAAGCCCCTCGATAGGCAATCGCAACACGAGTTGAATTTCGCGAACGGCTCTTACATTATCGGCATTCCTGGAGGGGCTGACCAGATTCGGTCCTATCATCCGTGGGGCTACTTGAATGATGAGAGCTCCTTCCAGCCAGATGCTGGCGAGTGCTACAACGAGGCACTAGCTGCAGCCAAAGGCAAAATCATTTTCAATTCTTCCGCCGGCCCCGGCTGGTATGCAGATGCGAGGAACGACGTTGTCCGAAACGAAGAGGAATAACGACCTCCCGGTTCCAATCGGGATCGAGGAAGAAAATACGCTCTCGGCCATGCTCGATGAGCTTGCCGGGAAGCCTCCACAACAAACGCGCATCGACGTGCTCCGCGGCTATGAGGTGCGGTTGACGCGAGGGGGCATTCCGGTGAATCGGCTGCACTACAGTGTGATGCCCTCACGCGATCCCGAGCTGAACCCTAGCTGGAAGGCGGCTGAGCGTCGCACCTACACGTCACAGGCGTCATGGGACCGTGAGCAGGAGATCGTAGACGACGCAGGGGGCGGCGAGTTGGTGTTTGCTGACACGCTGATCACGTATTGGAAGAAGATCGTCATCACTGATCCACGCTGGCGTCCCGATCCGGGCTGGCGCGTCGAGGGAGGATTCGATCACGGCAAAACCAACCCCACGGCATTGGAGCGCTGCTATGTGGACTTCGAAGGGAATTTAATCTTTGCCGGCGAATACTATCAGCTGGGAAAAGAAGTATGGCAGCACGCGCCGGCGATGAAGAAGATGCCAGACTTCGGGCGCATGGAACCGTGCTACGCCGATCCGACCATCTTCGATATGACGCTCCAGCAATCGCAACGGCCCGGAGAGGCTATTCAGCGGGCGAAGTCCGTAGGTGAGCTTTACCAGGAGCAAGGCATTGAGGGATTCGTCCCCTTCGCGTTCGATCGCTCTGATGTCAGCTTCGCCGGCCGTTTGCACATGCACTGGGCCGACCTGGAGAACCGCGCACCCAGCGTAAGAATCGTCTGCCGCAACTACAATGAAAGACCCCAGCCGGGATTACATCCGTGGGACTGCCCGAACCTCCTCTGGGAGCTGATGCGGACTAGGCGCGTAAAGCTCACCGCTCAGCAACTTCTCAGCCGCAACATCTCCGAAGCCATCGTCGATAAGGACAACCACGCGCGGGACGCCATGAAATACATGGTTATGTCGCACCCCGAGCCAGCGAAGAAATCCTTAGAGCGCCGAGTCCAAGAGCGCCTCACCACACTGATCCAACGGGAGCACTCAAAAGGCATTGAGGCTGGGAGCGACCAAGCGATGACCTCAGCCATGGTGAACTACCAGAAGATTCTGCGGGAAGAACAAGAGGACGATGACGACGGGCCGGGCGTGTATCAAGGACCGAATGCGCGGCGCCGCATCCGGGAGATGCAGCGCCGCTGGGGAAGGCGTTACTAGTCTTCATCCCTCGTATTTCCTAGCATCCAAGAAGAGACAAAGTGGTTCATTCGGCGCGTCTAATGAACCCTTTGCCCAAACCTGTTTTTCACCGCTATCCATGCGGGCCCGAACGACATGCATGAGCCACTTTGAACCCTACCCCCCCATCATTTTTGATAGCTCAGAGACTTATCCGTACATCTCTGACGCGGTTTGGCATTTACAAAATCGTCAAGCGACACACTGGCGGCTTACACCACCATGCTTCGCGCAAGACGAGTTGCGGAGTCTCGCCTCACGTCTTCCGCCACTCCACGGCGGTCGGTCTTCTGGAGCAAGGTGTGGACGTAAATGTCATCCGGGCATGGCTGGGCCATGTGAGCCTAGACACCACCTACCGCTATGCAGAAATCACCCTGAGGGGAAAGATGGCTGCCGTTGCAACCTGCCTCCCTCCCGTCGCAACTTCGATGCCATCACGCGCAAACAGCAGCCCCTGTTAGTGCTCTTCTGTGACTGGATGCGCCAGCAACGCGGTGTCTCTGACGCCACTCTTTCCATTTACAGCTTCGAACTGGGCGCCGTAATCAAGAAGCTCGGCGAAGATCCAAGCAGGTATGACGCGAAAAACCTGCGGCAGTTTGTTTTGGAGAAGAGTCAGCACTCGGGATGGGCCTCTGCGAGAAAGTGCATTTGCGCCATCCGCATGTTGCTTCGCTTCCTGATCTCGCAGGGAAGGTGCCCCGAGCATCTCTATGCGTCAATCCCTACTTTCGCCCATTGGCGGCTCTCGGCTTTGCCATTCTATTTACAAGCCGATCAGGTCGAACAGGTCATCGCCTCGCCCGATCTGGCGACTTCGCTGGGAAGGCGAAACCGAGCAATTCTTCTCTTGCTCGCGTCGCCTGGGGCTTCGGGCGAGCGACATTGTTCAGCTTCGGCTCGACGACCTCGATTGGAGAGAAGGCATGATCCGGGTTTCAGGAAAGGGACGCCGCCAAACCGTGTTGCCAATGACCCAAGAGGTTGGAGATGCGCTGGCGGCTTACATCAAAGACCATCGCCCCCAAGCTGACACTGATGCAGTGTTTGTCCGATCATCGGCTCCGTATCGGGC